AAAATTTTGGTTATATCCGATATGCATGTGCCATATCATCATAAAGATAGCATTAATTTTTTAAAAGAAATTAAAAAAGAATTTAAACCAGATCGTATAATTAATATAGGAGACTTGCTTGATTTTCATGCTATCAACATGCACACACACGATCCAGATTTATATTCACCAGGTCATGAACTTAAACAAGCAAAAATTTACATAAAAGAATTAGAGTCTATTTTTCCAGAAATGGTAGAAGTAGATAGTAACCACTCTAGTTTGGTTTACAGAAGAGCATTAAAATATGGAATGAGTAGAGAGTTCTTAAAAGATTATGGAGATTTTTTAGGCACAAAAAAATGGAAGTGGGTAGATGATTTAACTCTTACAATGTCTAATGGTCAAAGATGTTTTTTTACACACGGAAGAAGTGCAGATATTTTGAAAGTATCACAAACAATGGGTCTTTCTGCAGTGCAAGGGCATTATCATACGAAATTTTTAATAAGTTGGTGGGCAAATCCAGATAATCTATTTTTTGGCATGAATGTTGGGTGTCTTATAGATCAAAAAAGCATGGCATTTAACTACGCAAAAAACTTTAAAACTCGATTTATTTTAGGTTGTGGAATTATCTTAAATGGTGTACCTAGATTACTCCCTATGGTGCTAGATAATAAAGGAAATTGGATTAAACAGATAGTATGACCTCAAATACCCTAAAAAAGACCCTTTTAAAGAGCCATAGAGCCACGCAGAGCGATGATTCAGCATTTTCCGATCAGGTATCAGGCAATCACTATAAAAGGCTTAAAATTCAGCCTTTAGACTATTGCATGGCAAATAACTTTAATGCCTGTCAAACCCATGCCATGAAATACATAACTAGATATAATTTAAAATGGAAAGACAAGAAAGATCAAGTCAAAGATTTAGAAAAAGCAAAGCATGTTATTGATATGTTAATTGAAAAAATACAGGAGAAGTAATTATGTGGTTGAATTTATTATCATTAGGTATAAAGACAGGAGCTAAACTCTATCAAAATAAACAGAGAACAAAAGAATTAATGTCAGATGCTCAAATGCGTCATGCAGAGCAAATGGCGAAAGGTGAAATTGAATATAAAGCGAAAGTTATTGAGAGCAATGATAATGGTTGGAAAGACGAATTTGTCTTGGTTCTCGTATCTCTTCCTATTCTTTTATTGGGTTGGTCTGTGTTCTCTGACGATCCTACGATTCGTGATAGAATAGATTTATTTTTTGAATATTTTAAAAACTTACCTTATTGGTATCAAGCTATTTTTATAGGTGTTGTGTCTGCAATCTATGGTCTTAAAGGTGCTGACATTATGAGAAAGAAATAGTATAATGCTCGAATGAGCAAATCAAAAATAGATGCAGTAATTACAAGTTTAGAACTTCAATTAGAAACTTCTAATAGTCCGTTTGGTAGTTTTGTTGCATTTAGATTTATAGATACATACCCAAGTTTTCCTAAAGTACAAGATATGATTAATCAAATTAGAAAACGATCAGATGTTTCATTAGTTGATTATGAATATACTTATACAGGAATTGATAAAGACACCGATATAAAATATTTAGAAGTTACACGACATTAATGAGGGGGATTTCTCCCCCAGCATTTTAATTTCTTGTTAGCTTTTCAGTAGCCAACTCATTGATTGATTGTTGCTTTAAATGATCGCAATAAGAGTGTGCATTTTTAGACTCTACCTTTGAAAATAAATATATTTTCTTTTTATCTGAAAGTTCTTTTTTAACTTTCTTATATCTATCATCATTGGTAGCTTGTATCTTTGCATTTGCAACAGATAATGAACTATTGGTTATCTTTTCATTAACTACAAAATCAAAGACTTCTTGCGCTTGGTCTTTAACCTCATCATAATTTATTTCAGCTTGTATTAGTCTTTTATCTAAAGCATCTAGATAAGCTAAAATTTTATGAGGATCAAATGACTTTGGTCTTACTTCGATATATTTTGCAAGATCACTCATTAACCTAGTTCTTGTTCGTATTGCTCTGGGTTAAATTCAGTAGCATCACCCTTTGACCACTCTTGTTCAGATTGAGGTAATTGATCGTCCATTACATCTTGCTGATTATATTGTGGTTTAGGTTTATTAAATGATGGATTTGTTTTTGTCTTATCGTAATAAGGAAATAACTTCCATTCATTTGTTTTGCCTTGATAATAACCTTTTAATACAAGATTTTGGTTATTAAGATTGACTACTAAAATGCAACCATCTTTTTTTGTAGTTGTTAATTTAGCAGTTCCACCATTACTACCAGAATTATTATTATAACTTTTTTTCTGATATTGGTTATTGTACTGTGTCTTATATTGTGACATCAGGTTCTCCTTTTATGTTAATCCCAATAATCGTCCATTGATGTCATTATATTTTTTGCACCAATGAAAGCATTGAGAAGTGTTTGATTTAGAGGAATTGTTTGCACATCAATTTTCTTTGCATTTTTTGGTAATCTTACCACTATTGCTTCAGAAATTTTATTGCCTGTTTCTTCCTCATACGCATACCAATATGCATTTAATTGTAAATAATAATCAAATGACACTTGGTTACTTGTCTTAAAATCAATTAAAACAAGTTCTTTCTTATTGTTTTCAGCAATAAGATCAAGAGTACCAGCATAATTATATTTTTTTGAATATAATTTTTTTTCTATTTCAATAGGCTTTAACTCTTGTTTATTCCACCAATCTAAAAAGATGTTCCAACAATTTACAACTCTTTTATCAGATTGATTAGGAATTTCTTTACCATTTAAAAAGTCTTCAATTAATCCATGAACAACAGATCCAATCAAACCAGCTTCTTTTTTAATTTTATCTGTACTTAATGAAGCCTCTTCAAATATTTTTTCTAATTTAAAACGATCTAATTCTATACCTTGATCTAATAAATCATTGATATTTTTTTTGGCAACACCTTGTGGGTGAGTAATAAGCCAATCAGTTAGACCACCTTTAATAAGACCTTTACTTGTTATTCCTGTTACAGATGGAATATTTTTACCATTAACTTTATATGTATGTTTTGGTCCATCATATTCTAAAACGATACCATTTTTTAATATATACTCTTTTTTCATTTTTTTTCCTTTTTAGTTAAGACGTTCAAATAGTTGCAATACATCATATTTATAATATTTTTGTAAAGCATACATTTTTGATACATCTGTTCTTATACCTTTTTCAAATTTATATAAATCAAAAATTGAAGAAAAGTATGTGTTGTTATCATCTACTACTGCCTCTGCAGTAATATCTTTTTCAAGTCTTATATTTTTAAATTTAAGACCTACTATTTGATTAAATAATTTGGCATTAGGTTTTTTTTTAAAGTCTTCTATCATGCCTTTAATCATATAATCTGTTTTTATTTGTTTATTCATATTAATTAACAACTGAATGTCCTCTATTGATTAAACAATTTTTGTAAATCTTTGGATATGAATATTCTGCTTTAGGAGATAGATACAAAGTACCAGCTCTAAAATAATAATTATATACATATTTACCAGCTTCAACAAAAGACGAAGTATTATCTTTTGCCAAAAATTTACAATGTTGAAGATCGTTAGTTATTTGATCCGATTTATTAATGTCAAAAGTACCACTACGACCAGCAGTATCAATGACAGGTCTATACGCACAAGCTTGTACGAATAGAATTAAGCATAGCCATTTTTTCATGTTTTTTCCTCTCTAGTTTTAGTTTTCTTTTGTACTCTCTATAAGATAATGCTTCATCAATCTTTGGCATTATCTCATAAACTTCTGTAAAGTATGGGTTCATGTCACTAAAAGACCAACCTTTTTTTCTTGAAAGTCTATCAATAAACTTTTCTCGTCTATCTTTTATTGCCCATGTCTGATCTATCTTATTGATTGGCATTTTTTTCTCCTCTCTCTAGGTCTTTAATTAAAGCATCAACAACTTCAATTTCTGTTTCTATCTTATTTTTTAATTCAATAAGAATAGTTAATCTACCCATATATTCTGCTCTTTTTCCTATCTCTTTTATTTCTTTTGCAAAGTCCATTATTCTACCTCTATAAATTCAACAGTTAATTTTACCTTATGATCGAAATGATGTAAGCTTTCATTATAAGTTTCTAACAATGGCATTAATTTTTTTAATGTCATACCATTAGAATTAAAATGATTTTCTACTTCTAGTTTTTTTCCTTTCTTACCATTCTCATAAGGATAGTTTAAAGTTACTATATCTACATTATCAAAGTACATTTTTTCTCCTTTTATTTATTTTAATAATAATCCCATCATTAATTTGTCAAAATTTGATGGCTCTTTAAAATTATATTTAATTGGTGGACAGACAACATTTTTAAGTTTTTCTTCCATATCAATTAATCTAATTTTATCTTTTTTTTGCCATTCGTCTTGTTCTTCTAATGGATCATCATAACCAGACATCTGAAATTGAAAATCTATACAACTTCTTAAAAATTCAATATCTTTATCTGATAATGAAACTTTATATTTTTTCTTTTTCATTTTTCTCCTTTACAGTTGTTTGCATTCATCTAGAGAATATTTATTAGTAGGAAAATACTTATCTCTTTCTATTTTCAAACCAAATACTCCTCTAAAATTTTCTAGTTCGTTTATATCAATATAGCCTAATTCTTTTTCGTGAATATCAGCCAAACCAAAAGCAACATTATCTTCTTCATTTAATTCAGAAAGATACCAAGTTCCTGGTCCTGATGGATTAAAGAGTTTACAAACTACTTTAAATTCTTTTGTACCATCTTGTTGATTGTGATTATTTACTAATTTACTTTTTATTTCTTTTGTAAAAAGTTGCATTATATCCTCCTAGTAAGTTATTTAGTAAGTGTGGTGTTATGTTATTTGGAATTGGTTGTTTATATTTTAACCAATTATTCCAATATGATTTTACTTTACATATTTTTTCTATTGGAATTTTATACATATTAATAGGTGATTTTCTCATTATATTTGATCTCCTATTCTAGTATTATTAATCATTTTATTGCCAGCCCTTCTTTTTCCATTTACAGAAAATCTGAAACCGTCAATCTCTAATTTAGAACCAACATTTAGATGCCATATTTTATTTGCAACACCAAATGAGTCCCATTGAAAACCACAATCATTTACAAGATATGAGTCTAATTCATCAACATGCTCGAAAGATTTTGTGATTAATCTATCTTCTATTTTTATATTTATTCTTCTCATTTTTTACTCCTTTTTAGTTAGTTCATAATTCCTATCAAATTGACTATGGGAGTAAATAGATAAAAAACCAATAAAAATAAGGGTTTTTTGATATATTTTAAACAAAAAGTCAAAAATTAACAAAAAAGTCAAATATTTATATTTCTATTTATGAGAGAATTTATATAGATTGCATAAGATGATTAAATCGGTTAAACAAAAAGAAGTAGTCAACATATACCTTGATCAGTTGGCTCCCTTTCTAGTTAGTAACAGGGGCAAGTTTTTACCGATTTCTTGCCCCACTAAACAGAGGTCTCAATGAAATACAGAAAACAAATTGCATCTATGCTAATTGCATATCGTTATGCAAAAAATCAAACACAAACAAAAGTAGCAAATAAATTAAATGTTACATTTCAACAAGTTCAAAAATACGAAACAACTCAAAATGGTATCAGTTCAGAAAAATTATTAAAATTTTGTGAAGTATATGATTTGCCTTTAGGTAATTTTCAAACAGGCGATCCGTTTGCAATACTTGAGGGTGCAGATATTCCTATACATTACAAAGAAAAAGCGATGGAAAAAATAGAAAAACTAGAAGAGGTAAAACATGATAAAAGTAGAAGTCACGAAGATATGGTTGGGCAAAGTCTCAATCCGAGAACATACCTATAAAAAGGCTTTGAGAAAAAAAGAGTCTCTTGGTATAACTCATGGTAAGGAATATATGTTTATACCATACGAAAAATTAAAATCTGCAAAGAGTTATACAGATCAAGTATTTAAAAGTAAATACAATGATAAAAGTTACAGACTTGTTGATTTTGATTGGAAACCATATAAAGAAGAAAATACAAATCAGGAGAAACTTTTATGAGTGAAGATTTTTTAGATTTTCCAAAGACAGATGAAACACAACAATCTACACCAGAAGAACAATATTTCTCACGATCTAAAAATACTTGGCTTTATGTTTCTGATATGTCAGATATGCATGTTAGAAGAGCATTTAAAAGGCTTTTGAGAATGATTAGATTAGGTCAATTAGTAGAATTATCTGATGCAAATAAAGAAACATTTAAAAGGGCAGATATTTTACAAGAAGTTAATAATATAAAATCTCATTGTGATAATATTGCAGATAAATTAAATGACTAAAGAAGAATGGAAGAAACATTGTGAATGGCTTGATACATTTCGTGGAAAGATTGTTACAGACAATGAGGTTTACAAACACTATGGAGAAGAAATTAAAAAAAAGAAAAAGAAAAAAAAGAAAGATTAACGGCTATTATTATGATGGTCAAAAGTTAAAAGTTCTTTATGAAGAAAAAAGATAAGCAAAGGTTTGAGAAATTAAAAAGAATTGGTTGCATAGCTTGTTCAAAAAAAGGAAGATTTACTGATCCTGTAATTCATCATATAAGAAAACATACAGGTTTAGCATTAAGACCAAGCCATGAAGACACTATCCCATTGTGTCCCAATCATCATAACATGGGAAAACAATCAGTTCATCTAAACAAGAAATTGTTTAATCATCTGTTCGGTACAGAAGATGAATTGTTAAAACTAACAAATATAAAAATAGAAGAACTAGAAAAGGAGTTATTATTTTATGGAAAAGGAGATCAATAAATTTCACGCATTGCAATTATTTACTGATACATTTGCGGCAGAAACAGTACATTTAAGTAATTCAAAGATTGGTATTTATATAAGATTACTTTGTTTTGCTTGGACTAAAAATACAAAACCATTTAAAACTGAATCAGCATATAGAATTTGTTATTGTAAAGATGACGATTGTAAACTTGATGTTGATGAAGTATTAGGAGAATTTTTTAAAGTTGATCCTAAAACAGATACATGGACTCACAAAAGATTAGTTCAAGAACACGAATATTTAACATCAAAATATAAGAAAAAATCAGATGCTGGTAAAAAAGGTATGAAAATTCGTTACGATTCTGTTAATAACAAAACTGTAACCCCTATACCTATACCTAAACCTATACCTAATAATAATATATATCACTCAACATTTGAGTTTCTTTGGAAGTCTTTGGTTAGAAAAAGAGGTAGTAAATACAAGTCGTATCAATTATGGCAAAAATTAGAAACAGACATGCCTAATGTTGAAGAAACTGCAAAAATTTACAATTTTCAAATAAAATCAATAGAAGATGACAAGTTTGTGCCACATTTTAGCACTTGGTTATCTCAAAGAAGATGGGAAATAGAGGATAAACCTCAAATACCAGATTTAATTGAAAGATTGAAAAAACTAGGGTATTTACATAAAGGGTCAGAGGGTCAATTCGAGAAATTTACCAAAGATGGCAAAAATTATAGGATAGACAAATACGATGAGCAACATCAAATAACTCTAGATCAATGATGGTAAAAAAAAAGTCAAAATACAGACATATTGTAATTAATAAAAAAAAGTATTACTTTTATCACATAGTATGGCTTGACATTTTGGGTGACTCTGGACATGCGTCTTCTTCAGAGTTTGACAATATGAAACCAGCAGTTATGAATACATATGCGTATATTTATAAAAAAACAAAAAAGTTTCTATTAACATTTTCTAGTTATGATGATGAAAACTTTAGTGATAGAAATGCTTTTCCTATTGGTGTTATTCAAGAAACCAAAAAAATAGAGATATGAAAGTTGAACAAATAGAAATTGAAAAAATAAAACCATACATATATAATCCCAGAAAAAATCTTAATTCTGACAAAATTGCAACATCAATAAAAAAATTTGGTTTTCAACAACCTATTGTAGTAGATCAAGAATTTGTGATAGTTGTAGGTCATACCAGATATGAAGCGGCAAAGATTTTAAAACTTAAAAAAGTACCTGTTGTTGTTGCAGAATTAACAAAATCAAAAGCAAAAGCATATAGAATAGCTGATAATAAATTAAATGAACATTCAGATTGGGATTACAATTTATTAAATACAGAATTTAAAGATTTATTGAAAGATGATTACAATTTAGAAGATTTAGGATTTTCTGAAAATGAAATAGAAAATATTACTAAATATATTGGCGATGACTCAAATTGGCTTAAAACTGATGAACA